TTAATCAAACAAACGAAGTTACTTTATCGGATCTTGAAAAGAAGTTCTGCGAAGGTATAGCTGCTGGAAAAGGTAAGAGAGAAGCGGCTGTAGACGCAGGTTATAGTCCTACATCAGCTCACGTACAAGCTGCACGCAACTTAAAGAAGGATAAGATTATTCAGTATATTGACCGACTGCGCACGGACGTGCGGCGCTTGACGAATGAATCAGTGTCAAAAGAGGTCGAAAGACTTGACTTGTTGATCAAGGATGCTCTTAAAGATAGTCAATACTCCGCCGCTGTGAATGCGATAAGACTTAAATCTCAGCTATTAGGATTCTTGATTGAGAAGAAAGAAATTAAAACAAATAGTCTTGATTCTATGAACGAGGATGAACTGACTCAGTACTTGACACAGATCCGCGTGGATCACGGGTTGTTGATTGAGGATGCAGGCGCCGTGATGCTTGATGATCAGGCAGGTGGTAATAGCCAGCAACAACAAGCCGCAACCGTCCTGACGGAGCCGCAAGGATCAAGTGCTGAGTTGATCACGGTTGATCAACAGGGATCCTTGACGCAAGGGCACAGCATTGAGCAGCAAGGATCAAAGGATAATAATAAATATGACGAATTAGGTTATTGATCGTGAATCGTGGATTTATTAATAATGAGTGAATAAGAATAAATTATTAATAAAGATAAAAAAAGCTCTAATCATTTTTAGACGTTAAAAGTACAAATAATAAATTTTATAGTATTTTTAATAATTAAATAAAGTAATTAAATTTTAATTATTAATTAAAAAGAAATTTAAAAATGATTTATTTTTTTAGAAATATAATTTATTTATTTATTATTATTATATTATTATTTATTATAAGTATTTAAATACTACTTATACGAGTATAGAACAAAAGTAGAACACTCTTAAAGTAAAAATATTTTTTATAAGTATTTACTTTAGATAAAAAATAATTATTAATTATATTCAGATAAGTTAATAGAATTAATTTTATTAATTTAATACTTACTAGAAAGAGAGAAAAAAAATAGACTATGGAAAAAACTACTAAAAAAGTAATCGTAGAAAATACGATTAAATTAAATAGTTTAAGTCAGTTCCAAAATCGTAAAATTTTATTCGCTTTAGTTAACGAAAAAAGCGGAGAAAGTGCTAATCGATTTAATAAGTATAAATTTACTACGAATATAAAAGACGCAGTAAATAATAGCTTAACTAAATTGGATTTAAATTACGATACTAGACACATATCAGTTAGAAATAAGAAAAAAACTTTATTCGCTATTACCGATATTCCACAATATTTAGATAAAGAATTAAAATCTCAATATTTAGAATTAGTTAATAACAATAAAGAGTTTTTTAAAAATAATAAAGTCTCTAACGACATAATCGAAAACAATAAATATTTCGAAAATCTAGTTAATAACTTAAAATAATAATTTAATTATTATCAAGACTAGCGACTATAAAAAGTCGCTAGTCTTTTTTTTATAGCGACTAATTAAAATTTATTCTTAAAGAATAAATCTATTTATTTATTTAAAAAAAATCTTTTTAAAAAATCGTATTAAGTTTAATTTAAAAAAATTCTATAAAGTTTAAAATCTTTTTGCGGCGGTTACTAAATAAAGGATAAGTAAAGGGTGATGAATAACCGGTACCTATATAAATTTTTGTATAAAAAAATTTTTAAAAAAGATACTATCTGTTCAATGTCTTATTTAAATGCTAGTATCCCGCCCATTTATTGTCAAATAAGAAGGGAGTATCTTTATGACTTACGAAAACATCAAGGCGAAGCTGAAGACTGTGTGGTCTTTGGTCTTGCAAGCATACCAGGTCGGGCAGTCTTATTTCATACGTTACTTACAAATGGTGCAGTCTATTGGAGATTACCTATCTCTGCTTTTCTTCAAAAAGGATATGAACGCAGATCAGTTCCGGATCAAAATCTCGTTGATCTTGAATTATGGAATTCATTTAGCTATTATCCTAGTGTTAATACTTTTGATTATTTATTAGGTCAAAAGTGTAAATATCTAAGTTTAGATAAAAAATTTATTTATGGAGAATATTTATTTACAATTGACTGGGCACATCCGGAGCCTAATATCTTGGATACTGAACATTCTGAAATACCTCAAGAACATAAGTGCGGTCATGTTATCTCTCTTGATAATGGTAACTTTGCAATTCAGCCTAATAATCGTATTCTTTGGCACGTTGGTAGTTTTACAACTTCAACACATTGGCCGGATTATAAAGTTACAACTACAGAGTGGAACGTAGAGAATAAAGGATTTACTACCGAAGATAGCGACAAGATGTTCTATGAAATAAATAAAAAATAATTTTCTTTTCTTTTGTAAATTTATTTGTATAGTGACCGCCTCAACCCATAACAACGAGGCTACTATGGCTAAAAAGAAAAAAAGTTTCGAGGACATACTCGAAATAATCCGTGATAAACAAACTGAAGTAGATGATCTTCTGAACGACTTAGAAGATATCCATAACGAAGGATCCGAGGATCAAGATGATTGGTCTAACGATGAAGAAGAAGATACAGACGAAGAATAAATAAACTTTTTTGTTTACCCTAAAGTTTATAAGCTTTAGGGTAGACGAATGATCAATATTACAATATTACTTCCTACACGTAAGCGAGTAACGACTTTAAAAAAATCGATAGAGTCATTAATAAACACAGCTAAATATCCCGAGAGATTACAATTTCTATTTGCAATAGACGAAGATGATCCTGATACTATAAATTTTTTAAAAAGTTCTCATTATCCAAATCAGACTGTAGTTACATTTAAACCGATGGGTTATGAAAATATTCATAAGTATAATAACACTTTAGCTCTTTATTCTCAAGGTAAATGGTTAATGTTCTTTAACGATGATGCTTTAATGACAACTTTGAATTGGGATACTAAAATCATGGATCGTGGATCCAATTTTCGTGTGCTACGTGTAAGAGAACAGACTGGGCATCCTTATGCGATATTTCCAATCTTTTTAAGAGATTGGTTTATGCTCCTAGATCATATTAGTCTACATGGCCAAAACGATGCATGGATCTCTGAGATAGCATACATGTTAGATATAATGAGAGATATAGATATCGATATAATACACGATAGAGCTGATATAACTGGTAATAATAATGATGAAACTTTTAAAGCTCGAAAGTACAATGAGGGAAATCCTCAAAATCCTAATGATTTACATAGCGAAAAAATGTTAAATCTAAGATATAGAGATGCTTATAAAATCGCCTGGTACTTAGAAAAAATAGGTCAAAAATCAAACGTTTGGGATTTAGTTCTTTCTAAAAAAAGAGATCCCTTTATAAAACTAAAAGAATTATTTAATATATATAAACAATCAGGTGCTATAGGAGTAGGACTTCAAGATGCAAGAACAGACAGTCAAACGCAAACTAAACGAAGCGATCATACTTTATCAGAAAACGAAAGATAAACGTGCTCTTGAAGCGATACAATTTTTTAATCATATATTAAAAAATAAAATTTGTCGTGAAAGTTTAATCTCATATGCGAAACATATTTTTCCTAATTATAAAGATCCAGCTCATATACAACTGATTGCTAAAAATTTAGAATTATTAGAAGCGGGAGAATTAAAAAGACTTGCGGTCTTTATGCCACCCCGACATGGAAAATCTATGTTATGTAGTGAGTTCTTTCCCGCATGGTATTTAGGAAATAATCCTAACGAGTTTATTATACAAGCGACATATGCTCAAGAGCTTGCGGACGACTTTGGACGTAAAGTAAGAAATCAAGTTCAATCACCTGATTTTAATGAAGTCTTTCCACAAGTAGGATTACGATCTGACTCTACAAGTGCGAAACGTTTTCATACGATGCAAGGCGGTACTTATAGTGCGGTCGGTGCGGGTGGAGCGATAACAGGTCGAGGTGCTCATTTATTAATTATAGATGACCCGATAAAAGGAA